CAATTAGAATAGATGGTGCAGAGGTATAGAAATCTCCGCTGTCCACAATTGTTATTGAAGTAAGTTTACTAGTAGCACTGTCTAAGTTTGGATATCCAACTGCAACAAAGTCAATCGCATCCATACTTGGACCTAGAATCGTGACAGCTGGAGTTGACTGATATCCTTGCCCACTGTCTGTTAGAGTAATTGCAGAAACTCTGTTATTAGTAACCACGGCTATAGCAGTTGCTGTCGTACCAACACTACTTTCAATAGTAACAGTTGGCGTACTTCCGTTTTCGTAATAAGATCCACCACTATCAATATTGATTTGGTTTATAGTTCCTGCGTTCATAATAGCAGTCGCTCTCGCAACTTTCTTAGGAGTAGTGGGTGCACTAAAAGTTATAGTTGGTAAAGATATGTAGCATTCGCCACTATCGGTAAGAGTTATTGATGTGATACCTTGTAATGACATTATGAAATACTCGCTGTTGCTGTTGCGGTTCTACCACGATTAACTTTGATGTCATATCTGTAGGCATTATCAATCTCTATTTGATCGATATCCGTATTACCTGTGTCAATATCTTCGTCATTGTATTCAAACAATTCACAACGGATTTTATATGTTGGTAGGTTGTTTAGCTGATAGAAAGGTTGTTCGTGCTCAACGTGCATGATCTGAAACAGTTTGCCTGCAAATGGGGTGTAAATAAGATCACCTTCTACTGGCCTATCGGACTTAATCTCGTTATCATACTTACGTACTGTTTGGTTCCAACGTCTTTTGGCTACGACAAGTGTTACACTGTCTCTGATCTCTACACCAAACTTACTGAATAAGTCGCCTTCACCATCAAACCCATCATTGTTCTCCACATACATCTCAAGTCTGTAACTGGAGTTGAATGAGGATACTGGATCTTCTTTAAACACATCATCTACGTTCACTAGATCACGTGGCATGTAATACATGTCCTGACCATAGATCTGCAATGCTTCGATTGTTAGATCTTCGTAAAGAAGTTGTTCTGATTTATGACCATCTGAAAAGTATAAATTTCGCATGTTAACCTACAAAGAATTCTACAGGGAGTTCATGCTCTAGTCTCATATCCTCTTCGAGTTTCAATACTTCTGCGTTTGCCGCCTCTAGTATAGCCAAGCCATTCATCGTCACACCACCTGGTAACTGCATGCCTTCAAACTTACTGAGGTTTTGACCCCACTGTTGCTTGACCAATGCAGTAAAGTATGCTTTAACGAACCTGTCGTTATACACTGATGTGTTTGTCACTGGATCTACAAGTTGAGTGCCTTCTACAATAATGTATTGGCCTTCTTTAATATCTTGAGTTTCAAACTCACCATGAATGTATAGCTTACTTTCGTATTGAGAGTAATTAACCTGTGGCATTCCGTTTAGTGTTTGATCAATCATGGCAATGTGCTGTTGCATCATTGTGTAATAAGCCATGTCACCCATGAACTTACCCATGACCGCAAGATCGTTCAATCTAAGCTGATAGCCTAAAGAGAACATTCCACTAGAAGAAGCCCCACCATTAATTGGAAGGACTCTTTTGACAAATAGATAGTCGGATGGGATAGGTATATACTTATTGGCGACATCATCTGCCGTAATAAGATATTTTAGATAGACTGTCTTAGTCGCATCAGAATGGTACTCTTGAAAGTATTCAAGAGCTTCGTCCAATCTGTCTTCTACTTGATCCTCATCAACATTAATTTCGAGAACAGGCTCACCTAATCTGCGCTTTGCATAGTCAATTAATGTCGATCTTGAATTCGGTTTTGCCATCTAACTCGTCCCATGTGTAATCCGTTACTTCTATTTATACTAATTTATATCTCCAGGATAGCGTTGTGTCCACATTGTAAAGCTATATTTCGTTCCCGAAACAAGTTCTGTGCATTCATGCCCGTGAGTAACCATTCCGGGGAATAGAATCATCTTACCACAAGGCACATCATCATTGTTAACACCCTGTCTTGGGTAGATCAAAGATGCGCCTTTATAGTCATCATTGAGCTTAACGGATCCTGTAACAAGAGAGGCATCATTATGCAAAGGCAAACTCTTTTGAGTGTCTACCGAATATCGCATAACGAATGCATCACGCATACCATACATTTCAATAGGGTGCCAAAGTTTCTCTACGATTGGTACAATATGTTCTTTCCAATGGGCTTCTAGCTCATCCCACAATCCTAGTTCTTTGACACGGATCTCATATGCTGGAAACTTATCTTCTGGCATGGGTGCCCACTTGCCATGGTTATCACCCATTTCAATCAAACGATCACACTGACTTTGTGTCATGAAGTCCACAACCATCATGTCCTTTTCAAGCATGTCAACCTTACCGTGATGGGGGATGAACATCGGAGATTGTGGTGTTGTTTCCACACTTGCTCCTAGACGGGTTGTGGGTCTAGGCAATGCCCTTGCGTATTTGGTGTGTACTTGGCTCCATAGATTATCAAACTTTACTTTAGCTTCAAACCCACCGTTACCATGATATACACAAGGAACAGTGTTTGTGATTGGGTTCCATAGCTCATTAGCTACATCTACTGCTGGCTCGTGTGTTTGAAAGATATATTGTTCATAGTCCAATCCTACAGAGAATTTGGTAGTATCGTTTAGCCAGACACGTTGCATGTATAGCTGATCATCGTCATCATTGTTAAGTCGTTCTCCAAAGAAGTCCTTTAATGCGCCAACCCTACCAATGTATTGTCCACTGTTGAGGTATTTGTAATGAAAGAGGTTGGGATCTGGATGTAGGCTTTGCATGCTTTCGTCAGGCCAACAGCTTGCTTCTGCCCCGAATAGGATCTCTACAGAAGCGTCCATATATCGTTTAACGATCTCTTGTAGATTATTTGTAAAGAATACGTCATATGCATCTGTGAAGAGAAGGATATCGTTTTCGGGCAAGGTATCAAGATAGTCTCGCACCAAGTTAACTTTATGTCCACCACCGGGGCCTTGCATGTCTGTACCAGCCCAATCAACATTGGTGCCCAAGTTCTTAACGTTAAATCCCATTAGTGTCGCACTGTCATTCAATGCTACACACTTAGATCTGTCCGTACCAACCGTAACCGCATGAACTTCGAAGTTCTGGAACCAATCATCATGGCTTTGTGGCTCAATGTCAGATCCAAGAGTTTGTCTACTAATCTGTGTCGCAATCTCTACTTTAAGTGCTTGTACGTTATGTGTCTTTACCTTCTGAGCCAAGACCTCATCTACGGGGATGATCTTTCTGTGGAAGCCACTATTAATAAGATCATTCGCCATTTCAACAGTTAGCATATATGCATGACCATTGTATGGATAGCAAGGCTTAACTAGGTGTTGATTATCACCTTCTGTAACACCAGTTTCGTCATTCTCGTTGTGACCCAAGTATAGTAGATCAATGTTATGCTCATCCATCCACTCATGATAATCATTCTCTTTCCACTTAAATCTGTCGATCTGGACATCGTCTTCAAAGATGATTGTGGTTTCGTTTAATTCAACTACCTTCTGCCACGCCTGATAGTGTGATAAAAAGCAACCAACCTCACCCTTTGTAATTCTACGGTTCTTGAATGGATCACGCCATTTATGATTAACACCAAATTCATTGTCTATCATACGTTGGTTATCGATGTCATGACCATCAATAGCAAATACAAATTGGTAATCTTCCAACCAACCACATTCAGCCATAAATGATCTTTTTCTGTCAGTTCTTCGATTTAGATTAATAACTAGCTTGTGCATAATGATTCCTTTTCAGTGTTATATATTAGTCTCTGTAGAGATACAAATCAACAGGGACGCAGATCCTCAGTTGTGAGTAGTATGGGTTGACGTGGTGGTAGGTGAAACTAGGAAATATCATAAAATCTCCAGTAGATGGTGTGTGATGATGCCTGTTAAACATAGGATTAAAGTATTCGTCATATCCTCTGTTGGCATTAGATCTAGGATCGTGCATCACAATGTCACCACCTGAGTTCTTATCTTCTGCTAGTATATAGAACACACCAGATAAGTGTGCTCCTGTGTGATTGTGAATAGTCATAGAATAGTCTTTACCATGACCTGTAATCCAACCTTTCATCTCGCAATGATCCCAATCATCAATTGAACAATCTATTGTAGACTTTAGATAGTCATCAAAAGCCACAAACACTTGATTTGAAAAGTTAGTCATTACTACACAATCATCATCTAAGATGTTATATCCCCCCAAATCACTAGGTGGATTGTTTAGATCGTATGTACTAAATATATGTTCTACCAGACCAGTGGTGTCGAACTTACCTTGACCTAACTGTGTAGGCCATAGATTATGGATATCCATTTCACTTCCTTCATCATGTTAATATACATCTATATATACTAGTAATAACACTTGACTCTATGTTTCGGGTATGCTAGAAATAGGTATAACAAATGGAAAGAGAGAATCACATGACTATGATGAACACAGTACTTGACCAAATCAATCGTATGGACGCTTCAGAAATCAACCGTGTAGTTGAAGCGATCAAATCTCGCCGTAGCTCACTGTCTTATGCCACAAACGCTACTTTGCGGATTGGTGATATTGTCTCTTGGATGCACCGTGATGGGCGTACTGCAACAGGATCTGTTAAGAAAGTTAATAAGAAAACAGTTATAGTAGATGAACGTAATGGTCCTATTTGGAAAGTATCTGCAAGCATGCTTACTCCACTGTCTATAGGTGGATAATGACATTCGATGAATTCTTCGACTTCTTGATGAGTGAAGAATGTTTTAATGACTGTTCGGTCTCCTTTATTAACAATAGAGGAGAACAACAGTATATAGAGCATGACAATTTATTTGCATATAAGGGCAAGGTGGTTGATCTTTGGTTTAGTGGAGATGATACGATTAAGGTAGAGGGATATGAACGCATCCAACCTTATGATGGGACTATCCATATATTCTATGCTCCTGCACATGCGCCTTCATTTCCTGTACATACAGACCCTATAGATATCTATATCGAATGCCTTGATGGGTGTAAGATAATGGAAATTGACGACCAATACGTGGCGATAGAAAAGGGAACGAAGATTTTTATTCCCTCAGACACTCCGCACGTTGCGCTCAACTCAGAGAAAGCATTGACATTAAGCTATGGCATTAACGACACAAACACATTCAGTAATCTACGTAAAGACTACTGAAACTTGTAATCTTAATTGCAGTCACTGTTTTACTTCTGGTATGAATGGGCGTAAGATATATTTTGATCACGTGAAGACTGCAAATTGGTGTAACGAACTCGACACTGGTTCTAATCAGATCCATTTAGAGTATCATGGTGGTGAGCCTATGCTTGCGCCCATGGCACATCTACGAGAATTCCATGACATTACTAAAGCCCAATGGGGTGATCGTGCAACTCATGGCATCACAACAAATCTTGTGTTTAAGCTTACCGAAGAGAAACTTGCATTCTTTAGCGAAATCATTACAGGCGGTAACATCGGCACCTCATGGGATCCTAACATTCGTTTTACTAACGAACATCAAAGGAAGATGTGGGAAAATAATGTTAAGCAGTTGACAGGACTTGGGCATCGTGTCAAGTGCTTTATCTCTGTATCTAAGGATGTTATTAAACTACAACCATTAGAGATTGCTGATTATATGGAGTCTCTTGGTGTTGCTGAGATCTCTTATGAACGACTTACCCATGATGGTAATGCCACAATCAATACAGACATCTTTCCTCACAACTCTGAGCTAGATGCTTGGTGGATGTTAATGCATGAACAAACTCAACATCATAATGTTGTGAACGGATTTATGGAAACCGTTTACGAAAAGTTTAGTAAAGGTCAGTTTAGAGCGGGAACGTTCTGTCGTGATTGTGAACAAAAGATCCACACTATTAATGCGGACGGTACTGTCGCAGGCTGTCCTAACACCGCACCGACCATGCATTATGGTCATATAGATACACCAGCAAAGGAAGTAAGATTAAGTCCTAAGCGTATGGAGATCATATCATGTGAACAGCATGAACGTGATGAACGGTGTTACAAATGTCCAGTCTTTATGTATTGCCATTCTGACTGTCATCAGTTACAATGGATGGATGATGTGTGCCCTGCACCAAAAACCTTGATGATGAAGTTAGCGAAAGAGAAGAAATGGATTTAATTGTAAAACCAACCGAAGCGTGTAACTTCAAGTGTACATTTTGCTCGTCAACAGATATCGACCCCAATGAGGTTGGGTTGTTAGACTTGAGCTATATCTATAGGTTCTTAGAAAGGTTTCCAGAGACTAACACAATCATTGTTAATGGTGGTGACCCTCTTATGGTCAAGCCTGAGTATTATCAAGATCTGATTGACCACCTTAATGAGCATGATTACCCAGCAAGCATTAGCTTTACGTCCAACCTTTGGCCTTTCCTAATGAAACCTAAGAAGTGGTTACCCATCTTTCAGAACGAACGATTTGGTTGTGCCACATCATTTCAGTATGGTGGCGGTAGACTAAAAGGCGATTATTCAGAGTTCACAGAGGCAGACTTTTGGATGGTATCTAATGCCATGCTGAAGCATACGGGTGAGCGTCCAGATTTTATCGCAGTTATTACAGAAGAGAATGAGCATCTCGCTATTAAGAATGTAGAACTAGCAAAAGAGATGGGCGTCGAGTGTAAGTTGAACTATGCTATGGCTTCTGGTGTACAGGGATCTACGTATCAATTAAGCAAGATCTACGAAACATATCTTGAGATCTATGACCGTGGTCTAGCTGAATATGAATATAACACAAAGCAAATGATGAAACGTCTTGGGGGATCTTCTACATCATGCCCACAGAATAGAGCGTGTGATGAAGGTATCCGTGCATTTAACCCAGGAGGTGATTACTACTCTTGTGGTTCATTTGCAGATGATATGGATTATCCTATTGATTTCGAAACTGAGATGGCAGGAAAGTTGCAAACACCACTGCAACACGACCCCAACATTCAGACAATGAAGATGGCTTGTTACACATGCCCTATGTTCGAAATCTGCAATGGTTGTAAGAAAACTGTGCGTGATATGAAACGTGAAGGTACTGTTGAAGGTCATTGTAGGCAGATGAAAGCATTAGCACCTCGTATTCTTGCTACCAATAATATGAGTCCTGATGGAGTGACGCCCTATGTCGATGAATCTATCAATTAACCCAACCTACTATTGCAACTTCTCCTGTGACTTTTGTTACTTGACAAAGCAACAGTTAAATGATAGACACAAGATAACACCAATGTGGCTACAACATTCTATGGGGCAAATTACAGATCCTATAACTCATGTTGATTTGTATGGTGGTGAGATTGGATTACTAACACCAGAGTATTATTATTCGATCAAAGAGGTGATTAGGAGATACTATGATGGTAGTATCCACATCAACACAAATCTGTCAGCATTTCCAGAATTCTTCCGTGATGATGATGTTACTCTATCGGTATCTTATGACTTCCACGCAAGAGAAAAAGAACAGTTTGTTCTAAATAACATGATGAATGCCAATAAGGATCTTGCTGTCCTTATCCTTGCATCACCTAAAGTATTGAAGATGGATGTGGAGTTTATGATCTTCACTCTTAACATGGTGTCTAATGTCAAGTCGGTAGAGATCAAGCCTTACTCTATCAACCAAGCCAATGCATTTGATGTTACTCATAAAGACTTTGAGGACTTCGTTATTAGGTTTGATGAGGCTAAAACTAAGAAGAACTTTGACTTCCAAAACATACACAACATTTATAGAAGTATAGATAAAGAGTACAATGCTTTTTCCAATGACCACGTCTATATCACACCATCTGGTAAGTTTGGCGTATTGGAGTTTGATAAGAATGATAAAGAATACTTCAAGGAGTATAGCACATATTATGAATATAAGCGATGGGCGGATAACGAAGCTGTTGATAATCTTAGCGAAATATGTAAGACGTGTACATATTATGGCAATTGTTTAACAGAACATTATCGATATGTTAAAGATTTGACTAATAGTTGTAATGGATATAAGGGATTACTAGATTACTATGGAAGATTGGAAAGCGAGACAGAAGGCGTATAATCATATGACAACAAACCACCGTGACGATCTGACGGATGTTGATGTGTTGAATAGGCCAGAATTTATTGTAGAAGATGCTTTGATGCACTTCAATAAGAGAGTGGATCAATGGATCTATCCAGCGAAGTCGTTCTTCGTTGCGATCTGCTATGCGAATTGGATAGCCGAAGACTTTGGTGAGCAATTCTATGATGTGCTGAACTATAACGAACTACTACCAGACGATCCACACTTCCTACCATATGAGAAAAGTAAAGAGATCTATGATAAGATCCTTTCTAAAGTTAACTTTGATAATACTAATGGTATGGTTCCAGATGTCTATGAGTATTATCAAGAGGAATTCATGATTGGACAACTTTGACTTCACCAAACAACTACTGGAATCTAAACGTCCAGACATAGCCGAAATTGAGATGACACTCTTTGAGAACTGTCATCTCAACTGTTCTTTTTGTCACCATGACAAGAAGTCTACAGTAGGCTTGTCTCGTGAAGAGATCTTCTCCAAGATCCCTCTAGTAGAAGAGCATGTTATTAAGATGAAGAACCGTGCAGACGTTATTCAGATCAATATGCTTGGTGGAGAATTGTTTCAAGACCGAATATCTGAGTGGGCTTATGAGGTCTACTACGACTTCTTAGTAGAGATTAAGAAGATCTATGATGAACATAAGCAGAACATTAAAGTGGTTTGGGTAACATCTTTTCAGTTTAGTAAACGTGAGAGAGTTCAAAAATTACTTGATGATTTGAATGCAATAGACATTCCATCATATATTATCTGTTCTTATGACTTTGATGGTAGACCTGTCAAAGGACCTTATGGCAAGAATATAGAATACTTTGCTGATTATATCACATCTATTAATATGGTTGCAACCACGATTTCTATTAAGAAGTTTATGGCAGATGAGGACGAGTACTTTCATTACCTATATGATAAGTTTGATAACTTCTACTTTGACGATTACATTCCTGATCGTGGTTATGATTATATGATTCCATCAGATAGTGAGTATCTTGAGTTCCTAAAGTTTGTGTATCATAACTATCCAGACATTAATCCTATCAAGGATCTGATCTACAACGAAACAAATCATATGCATTGCTTGGCTCTTAACAAGGTTACAATCTTTCCCGATAACTCTACATCAAACTGTAGATGGGATAGATATGACCAACGTGACTTCAACACGAAGTATGAGCCTAAAGATAATGCTGGTATGATGCAAGCCTATATGGATGAGAATGGTTGCTTGTCGTGTAAGTGGTACAACAAGTGTGGCTTTAGATGTTATACACAATGGGATTGGAAGAACCGTGAAAGAGATTTACCTGACTGCATTATGAGAATGTGGTTTAACTATATGGATAAAACAGC